ATGAAGCTCACCCGCCGTCTCTCCTGGTTCCTCGCAGCCTTCGGCGCGTGGTCGTGGGTGATCTGGATTACGTTCGCTAAGAACCTCTTCCAGGACGCAAGCGGGCTCGCTTTCGATCACGGCAAGCCCACGGGTTACCTGTGGGTGCATCTCGCCCTTGCCATCGTCTCGTTCACCCTGGGAACGATCATTGGGGTAATCGGCCTTCGGGGCCTCCGCGCGTCCCGCCGCGACGGCAAGTAGACGAGGTGGGCCAGCGCCCTGGCCCCTGTCCGTGCGCCCCTTCGTCACTCGTCTGGACATGCCAGAGCCCCCAGCCGTTCAAAGGTCTGGGGGCTCTTCATGCCTTCTCGTAGACGCCGTTCCCTTGCCGGCGGGTGCCGCAGCTGGGTGCAGGGCCGGGAGACGACGAAGCCCCGTCCGGGGCGTCCGGACGGGGCAGGGGGTCGGCAGCGAGTCAGCTGCGCCGCACGCTCATGCCGCGACCATTACTCGTTCGGTGTGGGTGCCGGGCTGGACGTGCACGCCGTGAATAGTCGACGGGCCTACGTCGAAGCCGCGTAGGGCCATCGCGGTGACCCAGCACTGATGTGACCTTGCCTCGCGATCCTCCGTGTCCTGACGCCCTGGGAGACGCGTGAGCACGTAGGGACGTACCTTGCTGAGGGTGTCGAGGAACGGCAGCTTCTCGGTCTCCTCGCGGGCGAGAAGCGGCCTCTTAAGGTTCGGCAGCGGGCGCACGGGCCGCGGGATCTCGGCGGGGGCCAGCGCCTGCACGGGGGTGGCGCGGTGTTTGCCCTTGGCGGGGAACAGCCGCTCCGCCCACTTCCACAGGGTTGCGCGGGGGTCCGGTCCGGGGATGAGCGCCAGGACGAGACGCCCGATTAGGCGCACGGTAAAGTCACGCATGTTGTCAGCTCCTATATAGCTGTCGGCCATGCCCCCGGACCCGGCCAGGTCGCGGGGGTTTTTGGTGTCCACGATCGTACATAGCTCTGTAGAGCTATGTATAGCTCTACAGAGCTTTTGGGAGTTTGCAGGTGTTCTAGCTTGGATTCATGCGCGTACCCGAGTTCGCCCCCCAACCGTCGCAGGTGCTGTATGTGGCCGTGGCTGACCACGTAGCGGCGCGGATCGCTGCGGGTGACCTCAAGCCAGGTGCGCGTCTGCCGGCCGAACGGGATCTAGCCGTGGAATACGGCGTTGCCTACGTCACGATGCGCCGGGCAACGGGGGTGTTGCGTGAGCGCGGCCTGATCGTCACCGTTCATGGTCGGGGCACTTTCGTTGCCGAACCCGCGCCAGAAAGCAATGAGGACCCGCCAGCGTGAGGCTGACGGGTCCTGTTACTGCGCACCGTTGCGAGTAGTGGCTTGCCCCTACTCCGGCACGAGCATTGCCAGCGTGGGGTTACTTACCGTCCCCGCCCTGCGGCGATGGCTCACGCGGAGCCTCCGGGGGCATGGGGCCGCCGTCGTGCTTGCCGCCGTCCGCCTCCATGTCGGCCGGGTGCCGGAAGGGGACTCCGCGCCAGCCTTCGGCGTCGGGCGTGCGGGTCTCGTACGTCTCTACGGCAACGGGCATGTACCAACCTCCTCTTTCGCATGGGGCCATGCCGTCGTACCGTCGATGGCATGGCCCGTAGGCCGCAGAGGGATTCCTCTGCGGTTGGTCACCCCGCCCCGGCGCTCACCTGTCCAGGGTTTCCGCTGCCGGGGCGGGAGTCTTCGGACCGCTCATGACGCGTCAACGTGACCCTGGCCGTGATTACGGATCTCGCGTGCAGCAGCGCAGGCAGCCACCCAGTCGTTCCGCTTCTCTGCCTGACTTCGCTGGAGGTCCAGGGCTCCGCACACTTTGCAGCCTGTGGCCGGCTCGCCCTCCAGGAGCCAGCCGTCCAGGGGCAGTTCAATGGGCGGTTGGCTGTATCGAATCGGGCTTGTCATGAACCCTCCGCCGTTCGCCTCGCGCGTCATTTCGGTGACGACAACGCTAGGAACAGGTGGGGCTCAACTCACAGTCGATTGCACGCGATTGCGCGCGGATCAACCCAGCGCGGCCATAGCCGATGTGATCAACCCACGAGCCTTAGCGCCGTAAACCGCGTGGTTCGCCAGCATGGCGAACGTGCTTGCGTACGCCTCTACTTCGCTTGGCTGCTTGAGCGTGAGATAGCCGGAGACCAGCTCAACGTTGACCTGGGTCTTGTCGTAGATCCAGAAGCCTTCTACCGGCATGCGTGTTCGACCAAGCTTGGCCGGGATCACTCCGACGCTGACGTTGGGCAACGCGGCGACGTGGAGCAAGTGCTCCAGCTGTTCAGTCTGTGTGTCCGCGTTGCCGAGTCCATTGCTCAACACGGACTCCTCAATCAGGAACGCGAAGCGGCGTTGCGCTTCGTACAGCACCTGTTGGCGTTCCATGCGGGCGGCCACGGCATCGGCCACGTCATCGATCGCGACCCGCCGTTTCTGCACTGCGCGTAGCACGTCTTCTGTATAGCCGGAGGTCTGTATCAGGCCGGGGACGAGATTTGGCGAGTAGGCGCGGAATCGGCGTGTGCGCGCGTATACCGGGAGGACGGCTTCCTGGGCGCGTCGCAGGCCGGTGCGCTCCATGCGGTCCCAACGCAGCCACATGCCCTCAACGACCCGTAGAGAGGCAATGAGGTCTTCTGCCTGATCCTCCGCGCTGCATGCCTTGCACCAAGCGCGGATATCGTCAGCGCTTGGAGAGGTCTTGGCGGTTGCGATCCGGGACACCTTGGAGGGATGCCAGCCGCACTCTTCAGCCAGCTGTTTGCCCTCCAGGCCGGCGTCCCGGCACATCTCGCGGAGGCGATCCGCGAGATCCTGCCGGGCCGCCTGGACACTGGATGATGACGAAACTGCCATGGCTCAGGAGGGCTTGTACTCCTCGTGCGGAATAGCCCGCTCCCATACAGCTTCGAACGCGTCAGCGCACAGCTTCACCACCTGGGGGTCGTCGATGGGCTCCGGACCAGCCGACGCCCCCTCACCCGTGAAGTGGTTGAACTTCCCATACGCGCCGTCGAAGATCCAGAAATCGTTACCTGGCAGGGCGATGTCAGATGCACGCCGGCGGGGCAGCCAGCGCACCTTTTCACCACCTGCAAGGTTGACCGGTCCGGTCACGTCGTACTCAAACCGGCAGTAGTCCGAGAGAGGTTCACTGACGATCCGGGCACGACGCACCACCACCCCACGCGCCGTTGCTTCCTTCATCAGCTCCGCCCACCCCTGGTAGGCGGCGGACGCCTCTGCCGGCCGGCCCTGTTGCCACGCGATGAACGCCGGGTCGTCCCGGATGTAGCTGTCCCTCATCTCAAGGTGGACCGCGCTCCTGGCGACGCGGGCCCACTCTTCCTCAAGCGTCGTTGCCACCGTTCTGCTTACCCTCGCTTTCGGATCGGGGGATGTATTGCAACATGACCTTGGGCAGCCGGATGACCGCCTCGTGATCCGGAACATCCGTCGAGTGCCCCGGGATTGAGCCGATCTCCTGGCACGCCTTCACCTCTGTCTCCGTGGCCTTGTAGGACTGGATCAGCAGATCTCCTGTGTCCTCGTCCAACCAGATCGTCGGCGACTCGTTGCCTGGTGTGTTCGGGATGATCCCGAGGAAACGCAGTTTCACGTCTTACCCCTCCGTGGGTCGATGTGATTGCGCCCGATTGCACGACCATCACCCTGCCGGGGCAGGCCGTCAAGGGGGCGTAGGAGCCAACCGGCACCAGCGCAGGAAACGGCAGCTGCCCCCGCGGCGACCCCGGCCAGGGGGAAGCCACAGGGGCAGCGCGCGGCCTGTTCGCCGGCTAGGCCCCGTCCCGGCTTGGGCGCTCCAGCTGTCCAAGGGTGGAGCGGGTGGTCCGGCCAGGACGGGGGGTCTGCACCCCGCCGTTCTCAGCAGAGTTCGGCAAGGGTGGAGTCTTGGGGCTACTCGCCTTCGTCTTCCTTCACGACATATTCCGTGCCGCACTTGTAGACCCCGGGCGGGGCGCCAGATGCGCGAATGAGGGTGGCGTCATGCGTCGTGCATTGCGGCTGTCCTCCAGCGTCTTCGCCGGCGGCGTTGCATGGGGTTTCGTTCGTGGCCATAGCGCCTGTCCTCGTCGGTCGATTGGTAACCCGCCCCGGCAGACCGGGACTTCAGGAATTGCGGGGCGGGAAATTTTGGGGCCACCCGAGGCGTTCGCCCATAGCCTCGGGTGACCTTCGCGCTCCCCCCTTCGTCTCCCTGCACTTGGGGAGGGGGAGACGGGGGCCGGGGGAATGTGTGGGCCCTCCGTGAGGAGCGCGCCCGGCCACAGGAAGCCGGGGTTCAGGTGGCGTTCACGAGCGGTCGCAGCAGATCTGACACGGCGTCCTTTGCGCCTGCTGAGCTTTTGTAAGCGACACGACCTCCACGCTCGGCGTGTTGTACCTGCCCACCGCCACACAGTCGTCGACCATGTGGTATCGAACACCACCTTTGGTGACATACACCGATGTGGTAATCGCTTGTCGCCCGCTCATGGGATTTCCCTGTATTTGGTTCACGTATTGGATTGGTTGTGCCCGCCCGACTGTCGCTGTCCTTTCACAGCCGGGCGGAGGCTTGCTCCCAGAGCTGGCCCTAGACCACTCGCGGGGCCGCGCTGGGAAGATCGGGGGAAGCTGCCGTCATGGCGTTGAGTCAGTAGTTCATGACTGTCGAGCCACAGGCACAGACCATGTTTTGCCCGTTCGGTCGGTAGTTGTGATCGCCGCCATTGTTTTCCGGGCAACCCATTTATGCGCCTCTCCTTCGTTGATGTTCGCTTCGGATCTCGCCCCCGCCGAAAGCGGTGGTGGCACCCGCCCCCGCCGGGCCATTGGAAGTTCGGGAGAACATTCCGGAACAGGATCGGCGAGGGCGGAGTTTATGGGCGGTCGCCCGATCCGCCCACGAGTACCGGGCGACCGCTTCGCGCTCCCCCCTTCATCTCCCGTGCACTTATAGGAGATGGGGGCCGCGGGGGATTTTGGGCCCTCCGTGAGGAGCACGCCTGGCCTGCTGAGGCCAGGGGTTTGAGGTGAGTTCAGGTCAGGAACGCTTGTGTTTCCCCCTCCGCTGAACTCCCCAAGAATCAATGAGACCGGCCAGGAAGAAGCGGGATACCCCGTATTCCCGCGCAAGTTTAGACACGGAATCGCCCTCTCGGAAATGGCGGCGAAGAACCGTCCCTTTGGACTTAATCACATAGTCTCTAGCTTCCTCTGCCTCTTTGAGGGTGCGCCTTGGCACGGCTGAATCCTCCGTTGCGGTTGTGTCTAATCTGTTGGCAAGCCGTCCCCGCCGGCGGCTCACTAAGACCACGGAAACCACCACGGCATTGGCGCATGCTTACGGGGCCACCACTTCCAGCCCCCTCCCGGAAAGTGCACCAGGTGCACATTCTTGTGACCGTGAGGGAGGTCGCACCTAACCCATTTCGAACCTGCTTTGCGCGGAGGGCTAGAGTCCCCCACGTCCCGGAGGCGGGTCTTAGAGGCGCACTGCCTACGCTTCATCAAAGAGCCCTCTCATAGCCGTTATCCCACGGGGATTTCCCTGTGTGCGTTCGGATGCCGGCTTGTTTCCAACCGTCATCGCGGTGAACGAGCTTCACCGCCGCATCCACCGCCCGCCTCGTGAAGGTCGATGGCAGATCGGGCGGTCCGTCAGGTCAACCTCATCTGCCCGGGGGATGTAGACGACGCCGGATTTCACGTCCAGCGCTCCCCCGTATAGCGTCCAGGGCCCTTCGGGGCTTCCCTCGTACGGCGTGCCCGCGAAAGGGTCAACGGCGGCTTCTACGGCCGGGGAATCCACTGCTCCCCCTTCCTCTCAACCGGTGTGCTGTCGTGCTGGGGGTGCCGGCGAAGCAGTACCCGGCAGTCGGTGACCTTCGTCTGGTCACCGCTCCGTTCGGCCTCCGCCAATTCGGTGCGCAGTTTCCGGCACTTGTAACAGCTCACAGGGACCGCCCCAGCGGTCCGTACTGCTGCCGTCGCGTGTTGTCCTCGTGCACCCGCGAACGAAGGCGCGTCAGCGTCTCGCTATCGCCGTCGGCCGTCCGCTCGTGCTCCGGCTGGTCGTCGGCAACGGGGGTCTTCTTGTCGGGGCACTCAGGACCCCCGCATGTGCACTTCGGCCACGCGGCCAGTGCCGACCGGAGCGGCTGACAGGCGTCTTGGGGGAAGTCGGCGTTCACCACCCCACCCCCTGGTCCGTCGCCGGGTGGGGGTGGCCGGCAATCACCTCGCTGTACGTCCGGACACCTCGCTCGTCCTGCCGGGCCCGGCACAGGGTGCGCCTGTTATGAGCCGCCTTGCAGATCAAGCACTCAGGCACAGGTACAGGCTCAAGAGCGGGCATCTGGCTGGCCAGTGCGGCGGTCGTCGCGTCCTCGTCTTGGATCACTGCTAGCACCTTCTCCAGGCCGGCCAGAGCCTTCGTCAGGTTGGTGCGCGTGGGGTGGGCGTACGGGCCCCGCCGGATGCCGGTGGGGTACGGGGCCCAGCGGCTGAGCCACGTCTCGCCACCCGACTCCTGGCGGGGCTGCCAGGCAGCGCGTGCCACCATGCGCGCGTCCAGCTCGCTCACGTCGTTGCGGTGCCGGGCGGTAGGGGGCTCGGGAGTGTGGTTCCGTGTCACGTCGGTTCCTCTCCGTAGTGCTTCCACTACCAAGGCGGCTCAGCGTGGCCTACAGTCAGGAACCCTTCAAGTAATCAGAACCGAAGGAGGGGTTGGGGAAGTCATGGTCAACCGCAAGGAGTTGGAGCCTGAGAGCAGCCCGGAAGCGGCCTACGGGGCGCGTCTGCGCAGGTTGCGGGAGGATCGCGGTTGGGGCCAGGAAGAGCTAGCCGGGGTCATGGAATATTCCAGCCAGCATATTTCGGCTGTTGAAACTGCTCGGAAACCGCCAACCCTGCGTTTCTCGCGTAGCGCGGACCGCGCCTTCGGCATCGCGGAGACAGCGGACACGTTCGAGCGTCAGTACCGCGAGATGAAACACGGCAGCCTGTTGGAGGGCTTCCCACAGTTCGTGGGCCATGAGGGGCGCGCAGCAGAGATCCGGCTTTACGAGGTGGGCGTCATCCCTGGGCTTCTCCAGACGCCGGAGTACGCGGAGCTCCTGGCGGACAGTGAGGTTCAACGGGGAGCGATCACCCCCGAGCAAGCGCACGAGCGGGTGACGCTTGTTGCGGAGCGGCAAGCCGCGCTCGTCCGCACGCCCCCGCCGCTGGTCATCGTCGTACTGGACGAAAGCTGTATCCGCCGGCCCATCGGCGAGCCTGCTGTCATGGATGCGCAGTTAGCGCGGTTGGCTGAGTTCGCCGAACTGCCGAACACCATGCTCCAAGTCGCCCCGTTCGACATGGGGGTTCGGCGTCCGTTCAACCTGCCGATAACTGTGCTGACGATGCCGGACCGCTCGCTCATGTCATACGCCGAGTCAGCCCAGCGGGGGCATCTCGAACGGGACAACAGATTCGTGCTGCCCATGGTGACGGCCTACCATCAGCTACAGGCCCAAGCGCCTTCCCAGGCGCAGTCCGTGGCCGTGATCAACGAGTTGCGAAAGGGCACCCTGTGACGACCGAATCCCCCCGCTGGTTCAAGTCCAGCTACAGCGCCAACGGCGGCCAGTGCATCGAGGTTGCCGCTAACCTCGTCGCCTCGCGCGGCGTGGTCCCCGTCCGTGACTCCAAGAACCCGAGCGGTCCGGTTCTGAACGTCTCCACCGATGCGTTCTCGTCCTTCGTGGCGAGCATCCAGGCCGGAGAGTTCGGCGCCGTTTGACCGTTCTAGCGGCCCTGTGCGTTCTCTCCCTGCCTTCGTGGCACGCTCGGGAGAGCTTGGGGCGCGAGTCCCTTCTTGGTTGGCCCATAGAGCGCAGAAGAGCCCCCTGCCATTGCTGGCGGGGGGCTCTCGGGCTACGTGAGGCCGGCTCTCAGTTCGTCAGTTGGTGATCTTGTCGATGGCTGCGTGGATGTGGTCCCCGTCGCACGGGTCCTCACAATCGCAGGGGCACCCACAGCCCACGACGGGACGCATCCACCAATCTTCCTCACCGATCCGGAAGGCTGGTACGAACTCACCCTTCTCGCATCGCTCCGTCAGCTCCTGCGCCTGGAGGTAGGCCGCGTAGTGTGTGCACCCGCAGGCCGCGTCCTCCCCCTGCGGGGAGGTACCGCACTCCTCCGCGTGCAGGTCCCGGTAGTAGGTGGCCATTGATTCGGCGTCGTACGCCTGCCACTCCGCGGCGTCGATCTGATCGGCTATGCACTCCACGCCGAATTCCGGCTCTTGGCCTGGCACGTTGTGGCCCACGTGGTAGCGGATCGTGCTGAACATCATCTGGCCTTTCTCGCTGATCTTGGCTGTGTGCGATCCTGGAGCGTGGGCTCCCGCCACCTTGCCTGTGGCGGGAGCCCACTTCATGGGCGGTTACGCGCTCAGTCGGACGAGTTCCAGCTTCTGGCCGGATCGGTCTTCCTGCTCTGAGCAGACCTGGTCAAGGTGCTCGCTGCACGCGTAGAACCAGGAGAAGACCATGTCCCTGCGCTTGACCATCCACCGAGCGCCTTCCGGGCACTGGTGCATGAACACGTTGAACCCGTCGCAGCGTTTCGCCATTCGGACCTTCTCCCTGGGTAGAGCCGGGATGCCCGGCTACAGGGGGCGGGAGGCCCCGCCGGCTTGCCTTCGGCGGGACCTCTCGCGGTTACCAGGTCAGACCCGACCACCCGTCTTTCGGGCCGCGCTCTCCGTGGTGGATCACGTAGGCCAGGAGGCTTTGCAGTCGCTCTACCTCGTGCCTGATCTCCGCGGAGCGGATGCGGCCTGTCTTGGTGCGCTCAGACTCGGTGGTCAGTTCCGTGACCTCCGCCTGGATTTCAAGCTCAATCTCACCGGTGATGGCGCCGGAGGAGGTGAGCGCATACATCGCGCTCCACTGTCCGGTGTGCCAATCCGCTGAGATCTTGCGTGCTTCCAGGTCGGAAATGATCTCTGACATGGCGTTTCCCCTGTTGATTTATCAATGTGTCGCCGGGAGGCGTTCCCTCCCGACACCCAGAACAATACACAACCCGTACGGGGTTGTGAAGTGAGCCCGGAACATGTTCCGGACCATGACACAGGAAGGCCCCCACCAGATAACTCCGGTGGGGGCCCTGCTGGTTGGAGCTCGATGGGTCAAGCCGCAGACGGAGCTAGTCCATGAACTCCTCCGCGCACTCCTGGACATCGGCCGCGCGGAGGGCGCGGGTGTTTCGGATGATCGTGCGGGCGTGGTCTATCTCGTACTGAAAGTGCTGGATGATCTCTCGCTTGGCTTCAGCGAGCGTCATCGTCAGTTCGTCGTCCATCTCGGGATCCACGAGGACGATCCTCGGGAAGGCAGCGTCCTCCCAATCCACGTCATAACGCTTCGCCACGTCAGTTCACCCATGCCTCTTCGTAGCCGAACAGGCGGGCCGCTCGGTCAGCTTCGCGCCTCATGATCTGCTGAAAATCGTCATGCTGAGCCTGCGGTATCTCGTCCCCCTGGGTTTCGTGCCAGTACCCCAGGACGTTGGCGACACCGTGGAGCAGCATCTCTTGCGCCCTTTCCTTCATCTCTGTGCGCGTCATCTCGTCTGCCACGTCGCGTGACCTTTCTCTAGGTGGATTGATGCGAGCGGGGCCCGGCGTCTTGCCTTCGCCGGGCCCCGCGGGCGCCGGCGCTTAGACAGCGAGGGTGAGGCAGCCGCCGGCCAGGACGTGTTCCGCGCTCAGCGGGGCGGTTCCGTGGATGGACGGCCATGCGGCGTGCATGCGGGGGCAGCGGACGAGGCCGTCCCCGCAGGTCTCGCAGGCAATCGGGAGCATGGGCTCCGCGTCGCAATCACGGGCGTGGAGGTCTGCGACGGCCGCCGAAAAGCGGGGGCAGGCCAGCGCCAGCGACTCGAAGCCGCAGGCACAGGCCACGACGTACCACGCGTCGATTTCGAGGGACAACGCGCCCCCGAAGCCTGGTTCCTGAACAAGGCTCACGTGATCGCGGCTGTGGATGGTTGCCACTTTCCCCTCCTGGGGACGGTGCCGGGCTGGTCCCGGCGACAGAGGAAGTACAACATCACACCCCCGTACGGGTCAACTGCCGGAACATGTTCCGGACTTCGTGGACGAGTAGCCGGCCGCAGGCCGGTTCCTTTGCCCCGCAGGGGCGGGCCCGGCGCGAAGCGCCTTGAAGGGGCCCGGCGCGAAGCGCCCCGCCCGAAGGGCGGGTTCTTTTGGGTGCCGCGCGGCCGAAGGCCGCTTGAAAGGCACCCCGGGCCGAAGGCCCGTCCGCTTTGGTCGCCCATGGCCGAAGGCCATTTAAGGGGCGGCCCAGCCCGTAGGGCTGTCGATTCGGCGCGCGAAATGGGGCGGGTGGCACTTGCCTTGCCACCCGCCCCTTGCGCTTGTGCTAGACGTTCTCGACCTGGACGCCACCGCGTGGGCCCAACTTCAGCCGGCTCATCGGGTAGTCCACATCGATGGTCCAGCCGTCCCCGTCCCGGCGGGCCGGGAACAGGTCCAGGTAGGACGCCTCCGCGTCCACGCACGGGTAAATCACGTTGCCCTGTGCGTGACCGACCGTGGCGCGTCCGTCTTCGTCGAAATCGACAACGTGGGCGCCATCGTCAACGGGGAGTCCACCGCTCTTGGCGCGGATCTGGAGGGCAGCCTTGGCTGCCTCAAGGGTCGGCCAGGACTCCATGTTCAGGAACACGTCCCCCAAGCCGTAGTTGCTGCCGCCGTGCCAGGTTCCGAATACGCGCATTATTCCTCAGACCTTCCGTACCTGCGTGTGGTAGCCCTGCTTCTGTCCCTCTTCCGCGTCCAGTTCCGCCATGGCAGCACTTGGCCACACGGTGATGGACACGACGCCATCACGCGGCCGGAATTCCGGCTTATCGCTAAAGCGCCACGTCTCGTGAGGGTGCTTGGTCAGATCGACCATGGTGCGGCCTTTCATCTGGGCTAAGCCCCCGCGGTTGCCGGGGGCGTGTCCATGAGGCCGGGCGTAAAGGCTGGCTCATTGGCCGGTGAACGCGCCGCAGGCGCCCGGCTAATGACTTTTCCGGTGAACGCGCCGCAGGCGCCCGGAAAAGCGGTCTGCGCTTGCGCAGACTGAATTGGGGGTGAACGCGCCGAAGGCGCCCCCCAATTCACCCCGGAGGGCCCGCTAGGGCCCGTAGGGGCGGCCTGCCTGCACGTCTGGCACCATGGCCACGCCCCCGGCATAAATGGCCCCGAAGGGGTCCTAGTTGACGTTCCTCGCTACGCCGTGCTGCGCCCTGGCGAGCGTCACGACCACACGGGCCGGCGGCCGGTAACTGCCTCCGTCAGGCCCGTGCTGCGCCGCCGCGGAGTCTCCGCTTCGGCTGCCCGAGCGCTCAGCCACGCGGCCAGTGCTCGGGCGTCGGCGGGTGTCATCTGGCATCGGTCGTTGGGAACGGCTATCGAGATGTAGCCGGCTTCCTTCTCAGTGGTCCAGGCGCGAACCCGGCCGGTGCGGCTGGTGAGGTCTGCGCGGTGTTCCCGGGTCTCATGAAGAGGCACGTTCGTTCTCCTTGGTGGGCGTGCGGATGGCGTGACCGGGATTCCGATCACCATTCGTCAAGGTCGTGTTCCTCCTCATCCGTCGTGAGAAAGAGGGCCCCCAGGGATACCGATTCATGGTCTGCGGAATCCCACTGGCGGGTACCGCCGTGGTCCAGGACCGGCAGGCCCATGAGGGCAGCGTCTTCCGGGGTCAGGTTTCGGGGCTGCATTTGGGCACTCCGTTCAACGCTCTGCCGCCCATTCGGCAAGCGACTTGGCGTGTTTGGTGGAATTGCATTCACGGCAGGCGGCCACGAGGTTGGCCGCCAGGTCTGGCCCGCCGTGAGCAAGGGGGACCACGTGGTCCAGCTCCTCCGCGGGGCCGTCGCAGTAGCAGCACCCGCCCCAGCGGGCCAGGATCTCCGCGCGGTCGTATGGATCAGGCCGGGGCCGGCGCCGCCTGCGCGCGGCTCGCGGGGACAGGTCAGGCACGCTGCGCACGGGCCGACGCTGGGCCGTGAGCCGGCGGCGGGCAGCCGGCGTCACGCCGCTTCGTCCTCCAGCTCCTCCGAGACGCGTTCGGCCACGGCCCGGAGCTTGGCAAGAGTGCGGGTGCGCATCACGGCCACCGTGTTGGCCCGGTCGATGCCCATCACTTCGGCTATCGCCGCGTTGTCCGGGCTGCCGTCCTCGTTCGCCAGGTGCGGGTCCGGGGCTATCCCGTAGGTGAGGCGGAGGACTTGCGCCTTGCGGTCGTCCACGGTGGCCAACAGGGCATGCGCCAGGGCGATTCGCTGGGCACGCTGGTGCTTGTCCAGGTCCCGGGCCTCTATCAGGTCGTCCGGCAGGCCCAGGCGGTAGGGGTCGGCCAGGGACTCCACGAGAGGAGTCGTTTCTCCTTCCGATCCGCGTACGCCGGCCGGCGCGTCCAGGGACTCCGTTCCTTGCATGACCCTGCGGACGTGGCCGGCGGTCTCCGGTGACATGCGGTGTCCGTCACCCGGCAGGACCGTGCACAGATACTCAGCGGCCTCCCAGTCGCCTCCGACCACGCCCAGGCAACGCAGGAAGGTGGCGCGCTGATCGGCGGTAGCACCGTTGTCCGCGCCTCCGTTGGCGGCCTCGTAGATCCGCATGTGGATGCGGCGGTACGCATGCGTGGTGTACTGCGCGCCCTTGTCGGGCCGGTAGGTACCTAGCGCCTCCAGGGCCGCAAGCCGGCCCTCCTGGCACAGCTCCTCGAAGAGGTCAGCGTGACCGGCAGACGACACGGCCGCCGTCCCCACATGGCGGGCGGCGGCCTCTCGGACGTAGGGCTCTGCGGCCTCCAGAACGGCCGCTACCGCGTCCGCGTCCTGGTTTTGGGCAGCATAAATCAAGGCATGTGAGAGCAAGGTGGGATCTCCTGGGCGAATGGGCCGCCCCGCGCGGCGCTTGCCGGCGTTGTCTGGGGGCGGTTACGGCCCAGCCCGATCCCTAAAAATTCGAAGAAGTGTTCGAATCAGAGGGCGCAAAGATCCCGTCTCTTAAGGGGTCCGGAACATGTTCCGGACAGCACATGAATGCGCGGGATCGACGCAGGGCCCGGGAACGGTGGGCCGTACTGGCGTCAAGGAATGAGCAAGCGCCACGGGGCCGCGAACGCGGGGCCGTGGTGGCTCAAGAGACGGAAAAGCCCCGACCGGCTTGGGGGAGCCGGACGGGGCTTGAAAGCCGCTAAGCGGCTAGCTGATCAGCAGTGACGCGCTGATGATTCCGTCCGGGGTCAGCCCCGGGCGGCGTGCTTCGCCATGCTGGCGGAGAGGTTGGCCAGTGCGTATGCGGCATCGCTGGCCGGATCTTCAAACCGTTCGTGATCGTGCAGTGAGGTGTTCCGCACGGTTGCCGCATCGGTTGCTTCGCGGGTGGCGCCTCCGCTGTGCGACGCCGCGTAGGCGTGCACCTTCGCGGCTTGCTGGCGAGCGGAGTTGGAGGGCTTGGGCTGCCGCAGCTTCCGGTAGGAGGTTGCAATGGCCCAGAGTTTTGTCCGGCTGCCGCTTGTGCGGGACCGTGGACGGTCGTGCATGAAAAACCCCCAGTTCGTGCGCCACTCCCCCGTGGCGCATATGCCAACCTGTCATTGACCCGTACGGGGATCAAGGACATTCGACCGTCACCCAAAGCCACCTTCACACAACCCTATGTTTAGGCACTGGCCGGTGGGTTAGATGACCTGGATGCCCGAGACTTGCCATTCATCTGGCAGTCCGTAACCACCCGCCCAAGTTGGGCCGTATATATCCGCTCCGGCCTCAATGGGGATGCCATAGAGCGACATACGCACGGTTTCCGCTACTTCATTGGCGATATCGGCTGCTTCCGCCTCCGGAGCGGTACCCAACACCTCGTCATGCACCCAGAGTTGGAGATGGTCGGTCAGTCCCTTGTCCTCAAGGTCAATGAGGGCCTGGCCCATGGTGTCGCGGGCCGTGGACTGGCACAGGTAGGCGACGACTCGGAAGAGTTTGTCCCGATCCAGGACCAGCCGGCGCCCGGATGGCGTTCGAACCTCGCACCCGTTCGCCAAGGCATGGCGCTGCATGGCGTGCGCCCACCGCTTGATTCCGGGGTAAGCGCGGGCATACCGGTTGAGCGTGTCGCGCATGACGGAAACCGCCAGGCCGGTTTGCCGCGCGAGAGCCTGCGGCCCTCCCTGATAGCTCGTACCCAGGCCGGCAACCTTGGCCAAATTGCGTTGGGCCTTCGTAAATCCCTCACCAAACATCAATTTTGCGGTGAAGTCGTGAAGGTTACGCCCTTGCCTAATTGCCTCACACATGCGCGGTTCCTGTGACAAAGCGGCCAACACCACCAGCTCCACACTGGATTGGTCCACGGAGAAGTACACCCGCCCTGGCTCCGCAACGATTGCGCGGCGGATTGTCCAGTCCCTGGATGGGAGCTGCTGCAACGGCGGGCCGGAAACGCTGGCGCGTGCGGTGCGGGCTCCGAGCGTGTTGATACTGGGGTGTACCCGGTCGTTGGCATCGCGACCTTCCAACATGGCCAGTGCGTATGACGTGCGCCAGCGGGATGCCCGCTTGGCGTGGAGAACCGCGTCAGCCAGCGGGTTTGGGCGCCGGCTTGCACGCGGGTTCCATTGGTCGTCAAGGTCTGCCAGGTCCAGGAGGACCGCCTTGTCCACGCGGAGAGCCCCCGACGCGGTGACTTCGGTAAGCGTCTCGCCCATCCCTACGAGAGCGCTGGCAACTTGTGCCGTGCTGTTGACGTTTTGCACGCCATAGCGGGCGGCGCGGCTGGCATGCTGTTCGGCGTCCCGCTCCAGGCGATCCACGAGGCCGCGGGTGTACTCCACGTCCAGGCGCATTCCTGTGCGCTGCATTCGGGCACAGATCGCCATCAATCGGTGTTCAAACTCGATGAGCCGGTCCGGGATGCCCAGCCGGCCAATCTCCACATTCAGCTTTGGCTGAAGGCGGAAAGTGATCAGTACGTCCAGTCCCGCATATCGCTGGTAGGTCTCGTCCTCATACGGAATTCCAGACCACCCGGTCTGTTCTGTGAGGCCGTAGGCGCGGAAAGCGCTCTTCAGGCCGGCTTGTGTGTCGGGGGCGGTCGAGTCCACGTAGTGAGCCGCCAGGGGCTTGAGGCTGATTCCCACACCACCCTCATAGTCCTGCCGACTGTCGCACAGGTGCGCCAGGATCTTGGTGTCAACGACCTTCGGCGCCAGCTCCTCCAGGGGTGCGATGCCGTGGCGGTCCAAAACCAAGAGGTCATAAGCTGCGTTGTGGATCACCAGCTCTGGCGCTTTGAGGACGACCCCACGCGCCAGTGCCTGGAAGTAGGGGCCGCGTTCCACGGGGATGACCCAGGCGGTGTCACCTGTGCCGAACTGGACTGTCCGGAGCTGGTGGTCTGGGCTGTAGATATTCAGGCCGGAGGTCTCGGTGTCCAGGGCCAGGGACCGCGGATTGTGTCGCTTGAGCCACTGGACGGCCTCTTGTCCGTCCTCCTGGGTCTCCACGGCGTGGATGGTGGTCTCCGTGCCTGCGACGCGGTGGCGGTAGGTGCGCAAGGTCTCTCCCCGGTACGGGGCCAGCCGCCGGCAGCCGTGGCCGGCGCCGGTCTGCGTAGCGGCATACGAAAAGGGGGCCGGCCCGCAGGCCGGCCCCCTCTCTGTGGTGTCGCGTTCTTACTTCGGCTGGCCGAAGATGTCTGCACCGGCGTTGTCTGGGGCCGGTTTCACGGCCCGGCAATCGCGCAGGTTGCGAAATCCCCTCACCCCCCTGTGCACGCCACTGCCAGCCCCTTCTGCCACGCCGGGAAAGGAGCGCACCGCCGCATACACCTTCGGCTTGGTCATGCTGTGCCGGATGCCGGAGTCTTCGCACCACGTCCGGTAGCGCTCCCAGACCTCCGTCCGGGGCGTGAACTCCCCTTCCACCACTTCGAATTCGTCTCCGCCAGCCTCGATGAACCCGCTCAAGGGGTGGGAAGCGTCGCGGTACCGGGCTGTTGCCTTGTCCACGGCTTTCGGGAAGCTCAGGCCCTTCCCGGCCTTGTACTGGGCGTACCACTCGATGGCCCCCCGCACGGCCCAGGCGGCTATCCCGGCGCTCTCCTGGGCGAGTGCCGACTTGAGGTGCCGGTCCTCCCGCCCGCGGAAGTCCTCCAGCCACGGCACGACACGAACGCGCTGCCACAGTGCGGCATCCGTCGCGTCCACATCGGGCGGATAGTTGGTGTCCACCTGGACCAGAGCCGTGGGCCGGAATGTGATCTCCGACCGGGCGTAGACGCCCCGGGCCGTGATCGACTGGTCGCCGGTCAGCGACTTCATCAGGGCTTGGTCCAGTTTCATACCAGCTGGCCACTCGCTGGAGAGGACCAGCCGCTTTCCGCGAAGGCCCACGATGTCCGCCCGTGGCCCGCCGCTCTCCCGCCGGCGTTCGAACAGTGAGGGGTCCGCCCGCTTGATCAGCTCCCGGAACACGTTCTCCAGGCTGTCCGTGAACGTCGTCTTCCCGTTCGTGGTCTCCCCGACGTGCATCACAAAGATTCGTTCCACGGCGTGGCCCGTGATGCCGTAGCCGGTCAGCATCCGCAGGAAGTCCGGCGCTTGCGGGCTCGTGGGGTGGCACTCCGCAAGGAACTGCTCCCAGCGTGGCGCCTGGGCGTTCGCGTCGTAGTCCAGGTTCACGAAGTAGGTGTTCATGTCCTGCGGCGCGTGCTCACGCATTGCGCCGTTGCGCAGGTCAACAACTGCATTGCGGAACGCCAGCAAGTGGGGGAAGGCGTCGAATTCGGCCAGGTCCGCGTAGACACCGGGGATGGACGCCAGCATGTCCACCATGGCCTTGACCCGGCCGGCGTTCTGACTCTGGTGGACATGCTTTGCCAGCCGCTCCGGATCCTGCCCCTTCTCGTGGGGCATGGCGTGGATCACGGCCCGCACGTCTGCGTACAGGGCCTCTTGTGGAACGGTCCGCCAGTGCCGGCCGGTCCACTTCAGCACCCCGACTCCGGGCACCATCCGTATGTGGCCTCCCAGTTGGCGGTACAGGCGCTCTGCGTTGCCCAGGTCTGTGAGGGGCAGCGGGGGGCTTGCTGTCGCTGTGGGAAGGTCCGGAACATGTTCCGGCTCCCCGGCCGCCACATCCACGACGTGCACAGCGGCTCGCCGGACGGCCGTCCGCAGCACGGCCGGGAAGGCATCGGCGTCCCGGGCTCGCCACGCGGTCAGGTCATCCCCCTGGTGGGCTATCTCCAGAAGGCGGACCACGAGCCCGGCGCGGGTGAGGGCGTCAGCGAGTGTGGTGTTAAAGCCGGCGCCTCCGGCGTCACGGTCGCCGGCAAGGATCACTTCCCTGTCCCCCAGGCCGGCGGCCAGCTCCTCCACCAGTGCCGCATTGCCGGCCAGGGTGGCGCCGCGGATGGGCACGGCGTCATAGTCCGCGGCCACGGCCGTCAGCCCGTCGCCGGGGCCTTCCGTGATGAACACAGGTCCGGTGTTGCTGGCGCGCAGGACGCCGTACTTGCCCCACTCGGCTCCGTCTGGGTTGGACAGGCTGACCCAACGGGCTGGACAGTCGCCCGTCAGGTCACGGCCCTGGAGTCCTTTGGGGACGCCGTGGAAGTCCACGAGCGGGACCGTGAGACGGGGATAGCGCTGGTAAGCCGGCGACCGGTGCGGGAATACCTCGTCCACACCCAGGGCGTCCACGCCCAGGCCCAGGTCCGCGGCCTTTTCCGCATCGAGGCCGAAACGCTGCCAGACATACGCCCGAGCCTGCGCGGCCTCGTCGCTCTCCCCCAGAAGAGCCAGGTTCGTGGTGTCCACGTAGGCGGCCAGGCTCGCGATGTGCCCAGGAGTGAGGTCTCCCGGAACGGGCTTGGAGGAGACCGTGACGCCCTCCCCAGGCACCCAGTCGTACAGGTCTGCCGCGCTCCAGCCCAGCGCCGCCAGCACCTTGGCGCGGTCCTGGCATACCCAGCAATTGACCAGGAGGCTCCCGTCCTCCTTGAGCCGGAACCACAGGGAGGGGCGGCTGTCCTCGTGGGCGGGGCACTGCACGCCATACTCCCCGCGCTCCTCCACAACCTGTGGGAAGCGGCCCAGGAACTCCGCAAGACTTTTCAAGATCCCCTCCAACGCAAAAAACGGGCGTGCACCGGTCCAGACCGTTGTCTGGGACCGGTTACACGCCCGCCCGCTTGGGGATCTATCCCCGCCGGCCGTCCTTGAGCAGACGACCGAAGGTTTCCAGGTCCATCACGACGTATCCATGACGGACGTTCTTCCCGCGGCGTTTGACCACGGCAGCCCCGTAAGGCACTTCAGCGTTGGCCGCCTCCCGGTTGGCTTGCGCCACGTACGCCGAGAAGCGGTGCGTTTTCTCGTCCTTGGCCTCCAGGACGAACGGGTACGCGTCGATGTCGCCTGTGTCGTGCTGGCCGGTCTGCACCTTCCGGCGGATCGGCAACAGGTGGCGGGCACCGAACTTCGGCGCCCCACTCTCCGAGAGCGGGACACCCAGTACCTCGTTCAGGTACCGGACTATGGCTGTCTCCCAGGCGGTGCCGCGGGATTTGTTCGGGTTGCTCACTCCACCCGCTCCCAGACGAGAACGGCACTCTCCACATGCACGTCAACCCGGGACGGGCCCCAACCGCGTTGCTCCTGCGCCAAGTTCTTCCACAGCGTGGCCCGTCGGCGCGCGACGGCCGCAGTGTCGTACGGCCCTTCCGCGTGCCGGAACGTACGCTCTGGCTCTTCAGCGTTGGCCGCGTAGGTCTTCACGATCACGGCGCGGTACACCCGGTCCGCGTCTACTTCAATGGTGCGTGCCATCTCAGCTCCTCCAGGCCGGAACATGTTCCGGCCACGACGAGACCCCCGCCGAAGCTGCGGCGGGGGCCATTGCGGACGGGGTCCTACAGGTCGTCACCAGGGATGGTCACTGCCACATGTTCAGCCGCGATGGTCTGCACACGAAACCCACGCCGGCGAACAAACCCGGATTCCTGTCCTGTCGGCTTCACCTTCAGCAGCGGCACGACTCGCCCACCAATGATCGCGGACGTGGGCTTGATGACCACGGCCTCCGTCATCCGGACCCGGTTGGCCTGCCTCGTCGCGTAGACGATGGTGTCCCCGGCGACGATCGGAGCCCCGGTGAAATCGTGGATATGGCCTCTCTTACTCACAGCACTCTCCTAAAACGGGGGCTCATCAAGGGACTTCTTCAGCGACGGGAGCGACGCCTCCACCTCTGCCGGGGCCGGCCCGCGAACCTTGAGGAGGGGGTGGCGATAGGTCACGTCCACGCCGGCGGAGGTCTTGAACTCCACCAGCTCCAGGTACAGGTCACACAGGGCTGGCCCCTGCACCTTGTCCAGCGCGGTAAGGGTGGCCGGCAGAGACCGGGTGAAGTCCCAGGAGGAGGTCACCAGTCGGAAGATCCCCAGGGAGGGAGCCTCAGCCAGGCGGTAGCTGATTCGAATATCCGGCTTCGGGCCACGGCCGCTCTTCGCCAGGGCCCGGCGCTCCTTGAAGTCGCTCGGGCAGCCGCACGGCTTCCCGCGGTCCTCCTCCGGTTCCAGGAAGGTGACGCCATCACAGGCATGGATGACGCCCTGCATGCCGTACAGGGCCATGCGGGAGGTGACTGCCTCCGCCCCCTCCACGATGACGCGCACGCTGTCCGCGTTGGTCAGAACTTCGCGGTTGTCTTCCTTGGTGGTCTCCCACTCCTGTGGGGTGCCTCCGTACAGGCCGGCCACGGCTTCGGCCACTTCGGGGTCTCCGGTGGTGATCCGCCAAGCGGGCAGGGCCACGGGCCTATTGTTCAGGAGCTGGCCGGCGCGGAAGCGGCCCACGAAATCGGAGCTGAAGGTCTTCGGTAGAGCGTTGGGGTCGGTCTCGAAAATGCGCAGGGACACGCGGCCTCACTTGAATTCGCTTGACGGTGTGGGCAGCGCAAGGCCCCCGGGGGCGTATGAACAGCCAGCCCGTGGCCTTGGCTCGGTGTCGTTGTCTGGGGGCCGTTACAGCCCCGCGCCGGCTACTTGCGGCGCTGGCTGCCGGTCTCTGCCTCACCGCCGGAGGCGACCGGTCGGCCGATCACTCCGCGCTTGATCTCCCGGTCCCAGTCGAAGACCGCCCGGAGGTTCAAGAACACGTCGAACAGCTCCGGGGCGTGGCGGACGGGAACGAGCTTCCAGCCCTCTGGGCGGACGTGGAGGACGGCCGCAGCGTCGATGACAGGCAGGGGCTCAGAAGCGCCGGTGTCGGCGCGGACGATGCGGTCCGCGTTGCTGTACGCAGCAAGCTGGAGGGCCACGTCCTCATGTACGCCGGAACGGGTCGTTTTGAAGTCCAGCATCACGACTTCCCCCGCGATTTCGCAGATCGCATCGAAAGAACCTGCGTAGTTGTGGCTGTCACTCCAAATGGCATCTTCGATGTAGAGAAAGCGGGGTTTCACCGTCTCCAGGAACTCCCGGAAGTGCCTTACGAAAGGCTCAAGTTCCGGGTGGACACGGCCCGGATTCTGGCCCCGCGCAAGTCGCTCGAAGAGGTCATGGGCGGCAGTGCCGGTTTCCGCGGCCTCCTTGGTGATACGCCGCGGGGCGCCCTTGAGGTAATCAACCGCGCCGGCAGGGTCCTGCATGGCCAGGCCCACCAGAGAACCGAGGTTCTTCACTGCTGCCTGAGCCACTTCCTTGGCTGCCCAGAACTGGAGGAAGGGTTTCGGCTGCATCGACAGAATGGAGGTCACGCCCGGGGCCTTGGCTCCCGAGTCGCTATCGACGTAGAAGCGGCTCCCGCCGCGCGTGATGGTACTGAGGGCGCCCAATGCCCAACTCCCCTACTACAGGGCCTTCTAAGGCCGTTTGCGGCTTCCGGGGGAGTTGTCTGGGAGGGGTTACGCAGCGCCGGATCAGGCAGCGCAAAGCCCCCGCTCCGGGTACGGAGTGGGGGCTTGTTGAGCGTTCTGCAGGACGGTCAGGCTGTATCGCCAGCGGCAGGCGCTTCGAGTTCCTGGAGCTTGGCCAGGAGAGCGTCCGCCTTCGCGCGGGTCTCCTCCAGCGTCTGGCGGAAGGTCTTACGCTGGGTTGGGCTCAGGGCCGCAAGCTGCGCCTCGTGGTAGGCCGAAATTCCGGCGTCGATCTTGCGGGCAAGGACCACCATCTGGGCGCCGTCAGCCGATCCCTTGGCCTTCTTGGTGTCCTTCACCACCTTGTCCACCTCTACCAGGGCCTTAGCCTGCTTCTGCGCCAGGCCCTGCCGCTGGCCCCGCGTGAGGGCCTGAACCCCGTAGTAGGCGTGCTCCTTCGCCGGGATGCGCTCCCGCTTGCGGTCCTCGATGTGGTGGCCGATGGCCCGCCGGGTACTGCCCTCACTGTCAGCGGGGATACCGGCCTCCCTCAGAAGGGCATCAGCCAGCGCCTTGTACGTCGCGGAGTTGCCGTTCCAGTCGGTACGGCCGTTGTCGTCTTTGAAAAGGCTCCGCAGGTCGATGAGCTTGCGGGAGATCTCCCGGAGCAATTCCGTAGCCCGACCCTCCACCTGGTGGTACTCAGCCACCAGCGGCTTGGCGGCGTTGTAGATCTCAGAGACCTTCGGGTCCTCCAGGGCCGCGAGAGCTGCCGGGCTCGGAGCGCCGACAATGGCGCCCTCAACCACTCGGCGGGACAGCGCCGCTGCCTTTTCCGTAGCTTCCTGGTTCTCCGCGGTCTTTTTCTTCATGCGCGCGGTGATCTCGTCGGCTGAAAGCGTCGGCTCCGTCGCCGGCGGCGTCGAGTGGGACTTTTCGAACGCCTCTCGGATCTCCGCCCGAACCCGGCCGGTACCGACGTTCTTGAATCCTTGCGCTAGTGCCCACTTGCGCATCTCCGCGTTCTTCGTGGCGTCGGCCGAAGGGCGGGCCGTGGCCTTGCTCTGGGTGGGCTTGGCAGGCGTGCGACGCTCCGCAGTCTTCTTGGCGCCCTTGGTCGGTGCTTGCCTGCTGGCGCTTGTCTCCTTGGCTGCCATGTTGGCCCCCTCTTAGATTCTGGTCTTCGGTGCCGTACCTGAGTGCCGCCACCGGAGGCTTGCCTTCTCCGGTGACCGAGCAAGGAAACAGTAACACAACACACCCCCGTACGGGTTGTGTTGCGTCCGCCCATCAACGAACCGTGAACTTCTCCCCGCACACATCGCAGGTGACGCCACCCTGGGCATAGCTGGTCTTGGCCATGTACGCCTTGCGCCCACACCCGCAGCTCAAGACCAGGCGCGAGTCTGTACGCCCTGCGGTCTTCGGCGCTGCGGCTGCCGCCTTCTTCGCAGTGCGCTTCCACGTCTTGAGGGCACCGTCCAGGGCATCGAGCAGAGGGGCGTAGGCGCCTTGCGCCTCCTTGGTCAGATGAACGTCCGCGAACCCCCGCTTGAGATCCCGGGCAGCCCCCTCCGGCCAGGCGAGACCGAACTCCGACGCAGCCTCGCGGAACTTGCGGTTATGCCACTTGTACCGGTTGGTGCAGTCCCGAATTCCACGCAGAGCACATTGAGCGTGAGTGGCCTGATGGAGCATGGCAGTGAGAACCGCCTTGGGCCCCGCTTGCAGCGTCTCGCCGGACAGCCGAAGCTCCGGCGGCTCCGTCGAGACCACGGCCGTGACCTCCTGGGCGGCCACACTGTCGCGCAGGCTCCAATTCAACCCATCCCGCGGGACAGCCATACCAGTGGTGACCGTTACGCCCGGTAGGTCCGGATGCCGGCTCTGGATGACCTCCCATGCCGTTTCCAGGGCAGCCAAGATCGCCGCGCTGCTGTCACTCATAGGGTGCCTTCCGTTGAATACAGACGGGCACAGATTACCATTCACATAACCCGTACGGGGGTATTCCGATTTTGGTTGATCATGAAAGTAGCCCGGACTAACCGGAGTTGAGTCCGATCGGTCCGGGCCATTGATCATTCCATGATCTTGCCGTCATAGGTCTTCGCGTGAGCCTTGGAGGCCGCCACCTTCCGTGAGGCCGCCTCACCCAGTGCGAGCGTGACCAGTCCCATCAGGACTGCCACCAGGCTCTTACTGCCAATCGCGGTCTCTATCTGCGGGTACTGGTGGCTAAGCCAACCGACCAGAGCCGCGATAGCCGCGCGCACCCGGACGGGGTTGGCCTGCACCCAGGCCCATACGGTCTCGAACATTCGCACTCCCTTTCTGTCAAGCGCCCTTGATTGCTGCCAGGTACAGGGCTCCGAGCGTTCCCAGGACCGCAAGGGGAAGAGCCGCCACCCAGCGCTCCACACGGCCCACGCGGTTGGCCTGGTCCTCCTGGGCCCGGATCACTGCCTCCAGGTCCTGGCGTACGTCGTGGAAGTCGTGCCGGAGGCCCATTACCTGGTCGTAGATCTCGCGGGCGGAGATCGTCACCTCCAGGCGGTCCCCGTCGCGGTCTCGCTCGCTACTGGTCACTGCCTCCGTCCCCCTTCTCGGCCGGTGCCTTCGGCACCTCGTCCTTGGCCAGGGTGTTGCGCTGGTAGGAGCCAATGACGTGGGTGGTGATCCGGCCGCTTCCCTTGCTAACGCGCTGGCGCATGCGCCAGGTGGCATCGGTGAAGTGGCCGATCCCGTGCATGGGCCGTGTCACGGTGTGCGTGGTCCACGCGCCAGCACGGCCGCCGGCGGCCGTCCAGGTCTCCCACTCCTCGTAGCCGTCCCCCGTGGAGCACTCCAGGACCACACTCGCGGTCGCTCCTGCCGGCGCGTACGTCTCCGTGACGAGGTGGAGGACGGGGCACTGGACACGCGTGGCCGCGTACCAACTGACCACGCCGGCCTTGGCCTTGGTCGCGGTGCTCCATCCGGGGGTCGGCTGCCACGGGATGGGCAGGGCTGGCCGGCCCAGGTAGCCGTCCGCCCACGGATCGTCCATGACGATGGCCTCACCGCTCCGGCTGAACAGCCGGATCATCTGGGCGTCATGTGCGGTGCGATCCACCCCAACCGCGAGAGCCTGTGTGCCGTCCTGCCGGCCAAGGATGGTGCCCCAGTCCTCCCGGGGAGTCTGGCCAACTGCGAAAACGCGCTTGCCGTCCGGGGTTTCGGCGCGGAGCTGGCCGCCTTCGCCGATCACCACGTCACCGCGCTGGATCTCGTCCAGGGCCGGCGACTTGTTCGCGGCGCTGGTCAGATCCTTAAGCTGCCGCTCCACCCGCTTGAGTCGATCCGTGATGTCCTGCGGCACGTTGGCCACTGTTCTCCTCCAAATACAGTTCCAAGCTGGCACCGGCTCCGCGTTCGGCCGGCGTTGCCTGCCAGCCCACCACCCGGTACGAGGCGTCCAGCCCCTCGTAGTGCCAGGTGTCCGCGATACGCAGGCGCACGGTTGCCCCGATCAAGTCGGGGGTGAGCTGGGAATCCAGCCGCACACGCAGGGTGGGGATGGTGACCGGCTTCCGCGCGGCGTCCAGGTCCGCGCGGGCGTGTTCGTTGAGCGTCTTGGCGTCGCGCACGGTGTTGTAGTCGCTGCTGCCGTCCAGCCGGGGCCAGCCGGCCGCCAGTTCCTCCGCGGCCTCCAGCCGATCCGAGAGAAGCGGTGTGCTGGCAGCGGCCTGGTTGCGGTTGGTGGTGGCCCCGCGCGACTGCCAGACAGTCGCCACCTGGGTGGCGTCCTGGGGCCACGAGTAGGCAAGGACGTTGCCCGGGTAGGTCAGCATCAGTGGTCGCTGACCAGTACGGATCACTGGAAATCCGAGCTGCAAGGACTTGGTGCGTGCGCCGGTCTCCGAGCGGGAGACCCTGATCCGCCATTCAAAGCCGTTGTCTACCTTGGCAAGGTCGTCCAGGGCTTCGCGGACCTTGGGTACTTCATCCCCGCCCACCTTGCGGTTCCGGAGGACGCCGGAGGTCTGCGCCGGGTCCATGACGATCCCCAGGTCTCCGCCGGGCTGCATCTGGGCGTACTCCACGAGCTGCCGCGCAATAGCCAGTTGATCAAGGTGGGTGGCAGTCTGCCGGTCGTAGATGATCCGGTGGTCCAGGTAGCTGTCCCAGGTGGCCGCCTGAAGGTCTGCGGTCACGAATCCGTGGTCGTCCACCTGGGGCGTCAGCGTCCACACGATGCCGCCCCACCACAGTTCGCGGCCCCGCTCCACCCACACCGCCGTACGTCCCGGCCGTACGGCCTGTTGCACGCGGGCGGACATGGAGCGGTCCGGGATCGGGATGGTTCCGGCAAGTGAGCCGGCCTTGCCTATGTAGTCATCGAACTTCAGGCCCTTGACGGGCAAGGCGTCCAGGAGCCGGTCCGTTCCCACGTCCGTGAACAGGAGCCGGAACGAGTCCGGAACATGTTCCGGCACCCTCCACCTCCTCTACTTATCCAGCGGGTACGTGATCCCGGTGAAGGCCGCCCAGGTGGTCACGCCCTCCGGGACGATCAGCCGGACCTGTCCCGCCGTGGTGAAATCGATCTTCAGTGGGACGCCGCCGGCAGCCGCAGCAACGGGGCTGTACCGCTTGGGCCGGAAGCCGTCCGGCAGGGGCTTGGCCAGGGCTACGCCGTCGTTGGGCGGGTCACCCTTCGTTGTCCAGCTGATGCCGCCACGCCACTGCATGTGAGGGACGCCGGCGATCGTGATGCGTCGATAGCGCAGGGGGCCGGCGTTGTTGCCGTCGTTGTTGTAGCCCTCGGCCAGGGCGACGGGCACCCAGGCCACGGCCGCCTCCGGGGAGGGGTACGGCGTCCAGGCGGAGCCGTCCCAGCGTTCCAGGCCGCCGGCGCTGTCGCGGTACTGGCCCACGTAGGCGCCGGACCAGCTATCGGACCAGCCGGGCGGGTTGATGCCGCCAACGGAGGCTGTGGTCCGGCGCCGGTCGGTAACGGCGGTGGCCCAGTCCAGGCCGCCGGTCCACTGAGATGCGCCGGCCGGGATCGTCACCTCATACAGAAGCTCCGCGGTGCCGGCCACGACCGGCGCCACAGGGTGGGCGGAGGCTGTGCCCTGGATGACCTCCAGGCGGGCCACGTCGTACCCCGCGGCGTCGTACTGCGCGTCCAGGACGCGGATCACCACGGCGTCAATGCGTGGGTGCTGGTAGTCGCCATCCGCAAAGGCCAGGACCTCCGGGGCTGTGACGGCTACGGGGTAGGCCCCCTGACCGGCCCGGCCCTGGACGATCGCCCGACCTGTCCCGATGGCTGCCTGCATATCGCTGACGCGGGCCAGGGCGAAGGGGTCGCCCCCAGGGATCACGCCGCCGCGTGTGGTCATCTCGCCTGTGGGCGTCATGGTGCCCACGGGGACCAGCCGTGTGTCCTCCCGGCTCTGGCCGGCTCCGCACTCGGAGCGGGTGACAAGCCAGCCACTACGTACCGTCAAGGTGTTTCTCCTTACCAAAAGGCAGAGCGCCAAAAGATCGAGACGGAGGCGCGGGGGTCGTCGTGACCGCGCTCCGCGCTGAACCGGAACCGGGTCAGGCCCGGCTCCAAGGTGAATGTGCGCTCCGGTGTACTGCGGGCCGTAGCGGTGTCGAGGCGGGAAGCACTCCCGTTGAGGACAGCCGTCCCGGTCGCGCAATCGACCGTGAGCGTGTCGTCCGGGGCCAGGGCCACGGCGTACTCCAGGGCCCGGCCGCTCTCCTCATCGAGGAGAGCGGGGAGCTTGAGGGGGCCGTGGAAGACCACGACCGGGTGAGAAGGGGCTTCCCCGGTGTTCTCCGCCTCCAGCCAGCCGTCCCCAGCCTTAGCGCTGTCCCAGTCCAGAGGCCAGGTCAGCGGCCATTGGAGGCCAGGCTCCGCCCGCGGGAGCCTCGTTGTTGCCATGCGCTGGGTCACTTCGTAGCGCCGGGGGTCGGATGCCTCCCACACCAGGGAGCCGGTGGGCTCCCCGCGGGTGTACGTCCGATCCGCAGTGAGGGCGCGCTTCGTGATGCGGGCCCACATCAGCCGGCGGGCGCCGGCGAGTTGGATCACAAGGGGTTGTTCCTCCTGGCGAATGCCGGTGGCCCGGCGGAGTCGGTCCAGGAGGAGGGGGAAGTCCTGGCGGCGAGCCGGCAGGATGCGGAAGTCCCACGTAAGGGTTCGGGTGCCGGCCAGGAGCGGGCCGGGCCATGCCCCGTGTTGGGTGGGCATGGCCACGGTTCCGTTCTCTATGTCCGGCAGGTCATCCCAGCCGGTGAGCTGCACTCCCATGTAGGAAGTTGTTTCTCCCAGCAGGAGTCCGCCCCACTGCATTTGGCCGTCCTGGGTTATCAGGTCGTCCACGTCACCCCCGTGCCTTCATGCGCCATTCCAGTTCGCGGGCAACTTGCTGGGGCGAGATGCCGCCGGCGTGGAAGTTCTCGATCTGCACCGAGGCACCCCCGCCCGTCGGGCCCAGAACGCCCAGGCCCGAGCGGACCGGAACATGTTCCGGTCCCATTGCTGCGGACCCTCCGACCCACATAGAGAAGTTGTCGGTAATCCCTCCCAACTGCCGCCGCAGTAGGGGCACTTGATCGGAGATCCCGGACATGAACCCCTGCATCACCAGACGGCCATTGGGCGTCAGGATGCGGCGGTCCACAGCCGGCGGCCCCTTCCAGGAGGTCAGGCTGTGCGTAAGGTTCTGGAGTGTGTTCTTCACTCCGGAAATCCGGGAGGTAATACCGCTGATGAAGCCGCCCAGGAGCTGCCGCCCAGCGTTAACCAGATAGCCACCGAGGTTGCCCAACGCCCTCACTGCCCTACCGGGGATGCTGGCGAAGAAGGCCATGATTTGAGGGGCGTGAGCCACAAGAGCCGCACCCATTCTCTGCATCGCCATTCCAGCAAACGAAGCTAGCTTCGGTGCCATTCTCAAAATGAAGCCAGGAGCCTGTAGCGCTAGCCGGGCGAAGAGTGGGAGGATTTTACCGATACCCAAGAGGACGATTTGACCGATCGCCTTGAAGATCGTACCGAAGTGGTCTTTGATTCCGGTAAGGAGTTGCTTCGCATTCTGAATCGCCCCGGAGAAGTCTCCACGCAGCAGACTGGTAATCAGGTGAATGGCCGGCACCACGATATTCTTGATCTGAGACGCCAGAAGTCCCGCGAGAATTCCAGCGAGTTTGCCGATGATTCCGATGATGGGGGTGATCACGGGCATGAGTGCCTTTAGTGCGCCCATCAAGGCAGTCCCGACAGCCGTCACCAGTGGGCCAAGGGCCTTCATCAATTGCCCCAGGGCGCCACCGATGGTGGACAGGGCGGGGGCAAGTGCCGCGATGAGCTGCCCAGCAATTTTAAACACGATCCCCAGGAGTTGACTGGCAATCGCGAGAATGGGCCCAAGAATTGCCGGCAATTGCGCGAGAATTGGCTTTAGCGCACCCATCAGGGTATTTACGAGTTGGCCAATCAGGGCGCCCACTCGAATAAGGGCGGGCCCCAAAAATCCCGCCAATTGCCCGACCAATTGGCCAATAATTGGCAGAATGGAACCGAGCGCGGACGAAAGCGAAGAGACCACGGGCCCCAGCGCGCTACCCAATTGTGCGGCCAGTCGGGCAAGAATTGGCCCGACCGTGGCCGCCAAAGTCTGAATCGGTCCGGCAAGATTTGTTACCAGAGAATTCAGTAGCGGCATGACAGCCCGGAGGGCAGCCCCGAGCGTTCCGGAGATTACGCCCCCCAGCGCCGAAAGCGTCTGGAAAAGCGCCGTGAATGTCGCCTGCGCCTGCGGCGTCGCGGTTATTCGTGCGGCTGTTGCGGCTATCTGGGAGAGCACCCCCAGAAACCCCGCGCCGGCTGCCGCTGCCGGCCCAAATACGTTGGCCAGAGTCGTGCCGACATTTGCCAAGGTGCCGAATAGGGTTCGCACCATGGCTAGGGCGTGTTCGATGGTCGCTTGCATGGCGCCGGAGTTGAAAGCCCCGGTCATTTTCTGGGACAGCGATTGCAGGGCAGTGCCGGCAGAGGCTGTCAGCCGCTGAAATGCGGGGGCGGCTGCGGCACCGATCTGGGTCAGTCCCTTGATGAGGATCGCTGGGAGACCCGAGAGATTCCGCAGGCCCGCCGTAGCTCCGCTCAGGGCCTGCCCCAACGTCCCATTACTGGCCAGCGTCTTGACCGCGTTCATGGCGCCGGTGGCCATCTGGTTGAGGGCTCCGGCCGCTCCGGTGAGGCCAGTCCGTAGGACGGGCAGCACGGAGGAAGCGGTCCGGGCCAGAGAGTCGCCCAGGCCCTTGAAGAGGGCGCCCTGTACGGAGGTCTGGAGACCCTGCCAAGCCGGCTTCAGGGCCTGCACCTCTGTGACAAATGCGCGGGCGGAGGGCGCCAACTTGGCCATGGCGTCCGCGTCGCCGGCGAGCGCTTGGGCCACGCCGCTCATGCCGATCTTGATTGCCGCGCCGGCGGCGCCCACAGCCAGGAGAGCCGGGGCCGCGATGGCGGCAGCCGGCGCCATCTGCGCCAGGGAGGACACCAGGCTGGCCACTGTCGGGATCGCGGAGGCCAGGGAGGTGAGCCGGCCCAGGCTGCCCATCAGTGATCCCAGACCGGCCCCTGAACCGCTCAGGCCGGACAGGGAGTTACGCAGGCCATCGATGCCCGACCGGTCCGCCTCGATCCGCACCCGTACGACCGGGGGCGGGGTGATGCCGGCCAGCTCTGCGCGAAGTCGGGCGATCTCGCCCGGGGCTATCGCCAGGCGGACCAGAACCTTGGCCTTGACCATGGCCAGCCCGCGCCGAAGGTCCGCGGCGAAGCGGTTCAAATCCGGGGTGACCGGAATCCGCACTGCCTTGATGCTGCGCTTCGTACGGTCCAGGTCCGCCCGCAGCTCCGGCGCGAACCGCGAGACATCCGGCAGAACCTTGACCTTGACCTGAGCCCTTGCCTCGATCCGGTCCAAGAAGGTCTGTGTACGGGCTGCGAACCCGTCGGTGGCCGGCAGTACGCGAATGGCGAGCCGGCCGACTTCCCGCCCTCCGGGTCCGGCCATGAGTCACCCCCGTATGTACTTGTCTGGCAATGGCTGGGCCAGCGGATGGCGCGAGAGATTCAGCGCCGGTCGCTCGGCTTTGAGCTGCGGGGTCTGAACGGGTTTGGGATCGCTTTTCAGCTTTCCGCCGTTCACCCGCACGTTGTTGGCGTCCGCGAAGCGCACGGAATTGAGCAAGTGCGCCAGGAGATAGGTCTGAAGGGTCCAGCCCCGGTGTTCGGGGCCGCCCGCCAGTGAGGCCGCAAGCGCGGCGTCTTCGGGTAGGTGCTCGGACAGATTCCACACACGCCGCGGGGCGAGAGTGCCGCGCCAGATATCGGCCAAGTCCAGGCCGTAATAGCGCTGTAGGTCAGCTCTCAGGGGGCCGCCGTGGCCGTCGTGAATTAGCTGTCCGAGTCCGGCGCTTCCGGGGCCTGGGTCGCCTCCTGCCACAGGTTCACAACTCGGACGTACATTCCCAGCGGCCAGCCCTTCATTTCGTCAGCCATGGCCTTGGGGTCGTCCGCGATCACCAGGAAGAGGTCCCGGAGCTGTGGCTCCAGCTCCTCCAGGTTGTTGGCGTTCTTCTCGAATGCCTCCAGGAGAACGCGGGCCGTCTTCAGGCCCTCTCGGGACAGCATCAGAAGATTGCGGAGCTGGACCGTGTTCCCGGCCCGGGTCTGGATCGGAAGCGCGGCGTATTCGCTCTGGGCCTCCGCCATGAGGTCAGCGCAAGACAGAATGGCACTCATTGGGATCTCCCCCGGTTCGATAGTGAGTTGAGGTCAGGCCGGCTCAGTCCTTGGTGAAGGACACCGGCCGGGAATCGACGGAGGCCGGGGGCTTAGTGCCTGCCTTTGGGAGGATCTGGGCCCACTCGCCAATCGCGTTGTCGATGAGGGAAGAACTCAGGAAAGTTCCCGTGATCGGAAAAACCACGAACTCATCCGTGGCCATTTCGATGGAGTCAGAGCCCAGAAGGCTCACCCGCGGGTGCCACAGGGGGACGAACTTCTTTCCGTCCACGAGGATGACCAACAGGGACTGAATCTGTGGAATCGGCGTGGCCGGGATACGGATAGAGCCATCCGGCTGGATGGCATCCTCACCCGCACCGAAATAGAACCGGTACGTATCCGCGGTGGCCTGGAGAGCCTGAAACGTCACGCTGTACGTGATATCCGGGGTGGTCATTCGCAGCTTGGCATTCTGCCAAGACCCCAGAGCTTCCGGGTCGTCACCGTCACGGCCGAATTCCGGGAGATCTTCCCGGCTGGTGTGGCCAATGTTCGTCCACTCCGGGCCCGGCTTCAGCGGGTCGAGAATGCGAGTGGGCTTAGGCGTATCAGGGTCGGCGAAGAAGATGTAGCCGGAGCCAGCCACAATGGCGGCGTCGTCAATCATGGCCACTGGTGAGCCTCCATGAGGGCATAGCAAGGCAGCCGCAAGGCGGCGCCAGGGCAAGAGAGTTGGGCGTTAGAGAGGCCGCGCGGTCACGCGGTAAGTCGCCTGGAAGCGGAAGAAGTCCGGACCCGGCGCAGGGTTACCCGTGCGGATTTCGAAGGGGCCTGCCACGTCTTCACCGTGGCTCAAGTAACCGTCCATACCAGCGAATTGGGCACGGCAGGCATTCAGGAGGACGGCCCGCGCTGTGCGGGCCAGGGCGGAGGCTTCACGCCGGCCGGAGGCCGCGCACTGCACGTCGATCACTGCGGCGTCCAGGCCGAGCGAATCGACAGCCGCGCCGGCAACCCTGCGAGCCACTACCAGGGGCAGGGCCCCCGCCCAGTCCTCTGGCCACAGCACTTGGACCGTGGCGCCCTTGAGGCCGGCGCGCAGGGCATCGACCACCAGGGCGTCAACGTCTGGCAGGACGGGAACACCGGTCATGTCAGGCCCGCCTCAATGGCGTGGATGCCCTCCACGTAGGTGCCACCGCCAGCGGTCCAATGCCCGTAGTTGATCGAGTCCACGGCCGGGTCAGCAATGCTCACGGTGGAGTCCACCGTGGAGGTTTCCACCTTCAGCGAGCCGGCCAGGTCGCCGGTATCCCGGTGAGCGTTGACCACAGCGCGGACCCGTGTGGCCCTCTGGCTGAGTTCTCGGCTTACCTCTGCCTTGACCTGGGGCAGGTGAGCCACGATGCGATCAAGATTCGGGTCCACGCTCGCCATGGGCTGCCCCCCTCTTTCGGATCGTCGCTACGTCAAAGGCGGTCCGGCGCGTTCCGCCGAATCGCTGTACGTCCCCCACCACGGCCCAGGTCTGGCCCCGCCACTCCACCCGCGACCACGGGCCGGCGGGCAGCGTGCGGGCGTAGACGTGGTAGGTCGTGCCGGTCAGGTAGCCGTTCTCTGTGGCCTCGTTGCTGTCTGCGGGCATCACGCGGGCTCGAACGAGGATGGGCTCCCCGGGGCCGGGCTGGGTGCCTCCGTAGCCGTCAGCGGCGCTTACGGCCGGGTAGACCGTGACCACCTCCGGACCCCGGTCCAGGAGGCTCACAGGACACCCCCATGCCGCTCTACTGGCACCGAGTACAGCCCGCCCATGCCGGCCTGCGACCGAATGAGCTGGATCTCCACGGGGGTCAGTGCCACTCCCGTGGGGGCCGTGGCCGGCAACTGGTACTGATAGCCGCCCTGGCTCTCCGCCCGGTACCCCTCAGGGTTCCGGACACGCCGCTCAGCGACTGCCAACACCACCGCCACGACCACCGCCGGCGCCATGGCTCGGGTCGGCCACGGCAGGCCGTAGGCCCGCACTGTGGCGGAGACATCCGCAAGGGCGGCCTCCGCCACAACGCGCTCTTCACCCTCCAGCGGGTAGCCCAGACGGGCGGTCAGTTCCTCCACGCTCGCCAGCGGCTCCGTCATTCGGGCCGCCTTACTTCGAGGTGGACCGGCGCGGGGTCGGAGCCGGGGCCGGCGCGGTGGCGTTGAGATCCAGCTTCACCGCACGAACAAGGCCCTTCTCCCGCGTCCCGTCCGGCCGCTCATCCCCGACGGGATCGCGCATCACGTTGAACCCACCGAAGATGTTGACCACGGACCGGTCACGCAGGCGCGCAGAGTCGTAGTCCCTGATCCAGCGCATTGCCAGGCCCTGGTACGCCTGAGACGCGCCGAAGGCGGCACCGTCCGGGATCGCCGGCGCCCTCGTGGCGACAGCGAAGGCGGACGGCACGAAGGCGTAAGCGGCCTCCGGGTCGATGGCCTCACTGGTCACGACCGTGAAGCCGGCGATCCGGCCCACCGTGGCCTCCTGGAGCGCGGAGACCGCCGCGCCCTCACCCGTGGAATCCATCCGGTTGAACCGCTCGGAGAGAAGGATCTTCTCCTCCACGTCGGAGCCCACCAGAAGGTACCGGCCGCCCTTCGGAACGAAGGAGCGGTTCAGAGTCTTGCGTGCTGCGACCACCGAAACGTACGGATCGCGGCCGTCCAGGGGCAGGGTCGTGCGGTAGGGCGCGTTCTCGATCAGCGCGGCCACGTTGTCGTCCACAGCCTCCGCAATCGCACGGGTCTGCGGCGCAAGGATCTTCTCCCCGAAGTCCGCGATATCCAGCGTCAGTTCCTCGTCCGTCACCGGGACCGCGCTGTAAATGTCCTTGTGGAGGCTGACGTCTATCCGGTCCTCGTGCAGCTCATCCATGACGATGGCCTCAGACCGATCATTGCGCCAGCCGTACTCACGAGCCTTGAGCCGGGCCGGGATGCGGATGGTCACAGTGTCGTTCTTGGCACCGACAAAGTTGAAATCACCGTCCGTCCACACCAGGTTGGTCAGGACAAGATCCCGCTCCAGCAGACCCAGGGCCGCGGATGCGATGACTTCAGGCTTAAGAAAACGATTCGCCATTGCGGCGTCCCCCTAGGGCGTAGAAAAACCCGTCGCGGCTTAGCTCATGACGGGTGGTTGGTTTGATGGGTAGCCATACAAGATCTTGGTAGCCCAAACGAAGGAGAGCGACGCATCCATTCGCGCCTCCTGGCCCCTACCCGAGTAACCGACGCCATTATTGGAAGCCTGAAGGGCAGTTACTACGGCACCTCAAAGCCGATTCCTTCAATTGAGGAGATCTAATGGCGCGGCCTCACGGGGAAACTGAGTATTATCTCGCAATTGCGACCGTAATTCCCCTTTTACTGATTGCGTACCTTTTCAGCATGAAGCCTCTTGAGGCCCTAAAGGGATTGGTCAAAAATAATACACATATTCTCGTTATTATCGTCGCGGCGATTGGGCAGTTCGTGGCGCTCGCCGCTGCGATCACAGGAGAGACCGCCAGCCTACTAGCGCTTTTCTACGCTAATCCGACGTCAAACAACGCACTCTATAGCGTCCTCGGGGTTTGCCTCTTCCCGCTGGTTGGGCTTATGCATATTGTGATCGTCGGCATTTCTGAATCACGGGCAGCTGACGCAGAACGGGCAGCGGCAGCTGACGCAGCAAGGAACTAAACCCCCGCTTGGGGCTGTGCCGGTATGAGCGCGGCGCGCGGGTCCTTCAGCGCCGGCGGCGCGGGATCAGTCCCGCCAGGGCGGCCGGGTCCTTCGGTGTGGTCTTCTCGCTGGGGTCCAGACCGCCACGGCCCAGACCGACCGCCCGCGTGTGGAATGCCTCTGCCAGCGCCTTGGCGTCTGCCTCCCGGGCCTCTTCGGTCTCCCCGGTGACACGCGCCGCCAGCACGTCCGGGAGCCGGTACATACGAGCCAGGCGCTCCCGGTGGAGATCGGTCTCCAGCTCCGCCACCCGCGCTGTGGCCGCCGCGAAGTCCTCCGGGCTCTTGGCCTTCGCCAGCGACTCCCGCAGCTCCTTGGCAGCCACTCGGTACTTGGCGGCCTCCTTGCGGACGCCGGCCAGTTCAGTGCGTGCCCAGTCAGGAAGCCCGGCCTCGTCCCGCTCGGAGTCGCCTGCCGCGCTTTCCACGGCCGGCTCCGCGGCCTGGCCGGCGTCTCCCGCTGTGAGGTCCGGAACATGTTCCGGCGTCGTCTGGTCAGTCTCGGCAGAGTGCGCGTTCTGCTCATCCAAGGGAAGCCTCCTGGGGCCAGGCAGCCCGTCACCTGGACAGGCCGAAGTATGGGAAGTGATCAGGTGGCCCGGCGGGCCTGCGCCTGGGTGTCCGCGTGATCGCGCCAGGCTGTGCGGGCTGCGTCGCGCCGTTCACGGCGCTGCCCGTCGATGTGCCGGCGCCAGGCCGCGCGGGCTTCCGCGCCTGCCAGGCCGCGCGTCACCTGGGACCAGTCGCGGGCGTACTGCGTGGACGCCTCCGGGATGAAGGCAGTACGGGAGTAGACCGGCACCGTCTGGCAGTGGCACATGTCGTGGTACTTGTGGAGGTCTTCCGGGTTCTCAACCGGCGGTGCATTGCGGCCTGTTCGGCCCTTGATGCCTGCGATTTCGCGAGTGCGGTAGACCGCTCCGCGACTGGCCAGCATGGCGCACCAGGAACACGGGTCACCATCTGTGACGCGTGCCCAGCCGATCACCCGCGGGTCCGCGCGGGAAGCATCGCGGAGCAAGTCCCGCCCGCCCCGCAGTGCTTCGCGGTCCGCGGCTCCCGCCGAACTGGTGCCGGCGTCACCCATGACGCTCTCCAGCTCCTCCAGGAAATCCGCGTCATCCAGCCGGCCGCGCTGATCACCACCAGACACCCGCCCAATGCCCTGATGGGCACGGACCGGGCCCGTGACGACTAGTGACGTTTGGGCCGCCGCGTCCTGGCCGGTGATGTCCTCCTCCGGCCACTCGATCTCTTCGACCTGGACGGCCTCCCCGTCGTCCGGCAGTTCCACATGCGGGGCATCGGTGTACTGCGCCCAGTCCTCCCGCAGCTCCCCGAGCGTCACACTGTCGCCGGCACTCTCGCCGGCCAGCAGGGGCAGGGTGTAGCCGGTCTCAAGGGCCCGGTGCAGTCGGTAGACCGATGCGGCGGCCTCCCTCGATCGGGTCCGCTCCCGGCGGATCACGGTCAGGATGGCAGCCAGCCACGCGGTAGCCGATGCGGTCAGCGACGTGGGCGAAACTCGCTGCCACGCCGCCAGGGCCTGGGCAGAGACTCCCGCGCCGATGCGGGCCTGTACGCGCTGGTGATCAATGTAGAGCCGCGATAGCTCACGCTGCTGCGGCATCGTCGGTCGGCTCCTCCCCATCGGACAGGGCCGATGCTGGGGCCGGGGCACTGGCGCGGGTCAGCGAGTCAGCCAGCCGGAGGGCGGGATCATCGTCTTCTTGCATCTGCGCCCATTGCTCCACGTCCGTGGCTGTCGCCCCCGGAATGCGGGACCACAGCGCGCGGGCCGGTACGTTCAGCATCTGCACCGCCTTGCCCAGCGCATCCACCGTCTGAGACAGCGAGCGGGATTCAGCGTCCTTCCACAGGACTTGTGCCTTGTCGTCCTCGACCACGCCGGCAATCCGCCCACACAGGCGGAGGACCAGCTCCCAGGATTCACCAAACACGTGCTTGTACTCATCCACCGCCCGGGTCAGTGCTGCCTCTGCGGCGGCCAGTGCCTCCGCGGACAAATTGATCAGGGAGCCAAGGAGATAGTGGGGTGGGGTCTGGCTCACGGCGGCCAGCGCGCGGACGGCAGCCTCAATCGCCTCAAGGAACCCCGACAGCGGTGTTTCATCGAGCTGTTGAAACTTGGTGTCCGGGTCGGGAGCCACCAGGAAGCGTGACGCGTCGGCCTGAATGGGCACCACACGCGGCTTGCCCGTGCGGGGGTCGTAGACGATCTCCCCGGTTTCCGGGTCGCGCTCGAACTCCGGCGCCATGCCGCTGATGGTTCGCACCTTGAACGAGCCGAACGACTGGGCCACGAGAAGATCAAAAGTGGTCTGGTTGACCCGATCCTGGATCGGGATCATGGGCTCCACCACGCCCGTGACCACACCCTCCAGGTCAATGTCCGGAGCGAAGCGGATCACAGGGCACACACCCAGGTTGTGGGCGCGGAAGCCGGCCACCTGGGGACCGTCCTTGCCCCCGATCACCAGCTCTGTGACGCCCTCCGCGTCGTACAGCCACGCCCGCTGTTCCTCACCCTCCTGAGGGTGGTCCTCCAACTGGAGGGCCCACAGCGGGGTTTCATCAGCGGCAGGGTCCTCGTACGCCGCGTACATCAGCCGGGGTGATACCCCGCGGATGATCGCCCGCGAAGGGTCCGCCGGATCGGGCAGGACCGTGACGAAGGCTTGCCCGTAGGCCAGCGCCGCCCGGTGTACGGCCATCTGCCGACCATCCATGCGGTTGGCCTGCCATGCCTCCCACTCCACCGACGTGGCCGCTGGGTCGCCGGCCTGGCCGGCACGGCGGTAGCCCTCAACAGCCAGGGCCTGGGCCGGCGTCTTCACCAGCAAGGGCAGCCAGTTGGACACCGCACGGCGAGCCAGGAGCTTGTACTCCTCCGACGCATTGCGCGGCATGTACGGGCCGTCATGGTCGCCTTTGAGGTACCGGTGGATGCGGTCCAGCCGCTCCCGGTCAAACCACAGCTTGGTGAGGCCCTTCTCTGCCGCCTCCAAGGGGGTGACGTTCGATACAGCCACAGCCACCCCCCTTGGGAGCTAGAAGAAGAACACAGCTCCGGAGCGTTCGCGGGGCCGTTGCTTTCCGGACTCAAGAAGTCGGTGGCGGGCAAGATCCGCCAACAAAGTGGCCGCGTAAGCGTCCACCTTCCGGCCGCTCTCCCGGCTCTCCTTGCCGAAGGAGAGCCCGAACCGGTTGGGCCGGCGCCGGGCGTTCAAAACGTGCCGGCGCAGAGTGCGGCCCAGCGGAGACGACGCTCCGCCGTGCCGTACCTGGCCGTTCTCGATCGCGGAGACCAGGCGCTCATTGGCCACCGTCAGCTCCTGGAGCCCGCCGCGCATATCGCGGCCCACCGCGGAGTGCGTGGAGGCGCGGACCAGGAGGCGGTCCCGATAGTCCTCCGACCATGCGTCGATGGTCGATTCCCACAGGGCCACGTCCGCGAAGAACGCAGACACGGCGTACCGCTCCAAGGCGCTGCGGACCACTCCGTCCACTTCGTGGCGGTCCACCTCCCAGCCGTCGCCGGCCGGGCCGTCCGGACGCTCCCAGACCCCCAGGGGCTGGACCAGCCGGTCCCGTACGCGGACAGCGACGAGACATGTGGAGTCGTCGCTCTTGCCCCCATCGAATCCAAGCGTGATCTCGTCCCCGGGCTGTAGCGCCTCATCACTCGCGCAGGCGTCCCAGTCCTCCGGGGCTATGAGCTGATCCTCCGCGGTCACCAACTGGTTGAGGAACATGCGCTGTGACCGGGCACGCGGCATTACGCCGCTGTAGATCGTGGAGACGATCCAATCCACGTCCAGCCATGTGGCATCCCCGCGGGCCGCGATGATGCCGGCGCGGAGCTGGTCCGGGTCCGCCAGGTCAACCGGTGGGGACTCCACGCTGTCGTAGTAGACGCCGGAGTCCCGGGCCTTGCCTTCGGAGACCTTGCTCCAGGCGTGCCAGGTCTGTTCCGCCACGCTGTCCTCACCAGGCAGCGGGGCGTTAGTGATCTCCATGGTTCGAGCGCCGCCACCGCGGGACTTGCCGACGTTGCCGGCAATCGTCTGGGCCATCTCGTGGCCGGAGTTCGCCTTAATCCAGTGGTGCGTCTCGTTCAAGATCACGAAGGTGGCGCGGCCACCCTCCAGCGTTCGCGGAGAGGAGGTAACCGCCTCGATCACTCCGCCCCGGGCGGAGTAGATGATCTCCTTGCCCAGGTCTAGGCCGTGCTCCTCGATCAACTCCGCGGAGCACATGGGCCCAAAGAGACGCATGGTGTTGCGGGTCTGGTCTCGCGAGACGGCCGCCACCTGGACCCACGGAGCTTGATGTGGCACCGCGTACGGAGTTCCGTCCGGCCGCCAACCGCCGAAGCGGGAGGGACCGCAAAACTCCACCAGGGCCAAGGCAGCCAGAAAGGGGTCCTTACCGGGGTAAGCCCCAGCCCTTCAATCGGCGAATCGTTCCTTGCCGACGTACGAAGACGCCGGCGCTGTCGATCTCGAACCACCGCAAGACGATGCGGACTTGTTCGTCCGTGAACCGCCACGGCTGGCCGGCATCGGGACCGTCCGGCTGCAACAGGTAGCGCGAAGTCCAGTCCAGGACTTCCCACCCCAACGTGCGATTCTCCGGCGGCACCGTATCCGGCCACGTGCGGACTGGCTCCAGTGAAAGGGCTGTCATGGGCTCACCTCCCCTCGAACGTCACCGCTCGCAGGGGCGGCCGGCATCAGCCGTCGGAAGAGCCGGCGGCCTTGCGGTAGGAATCCATGAGCGTCACGCGGGCGGCCTCTCGCGGGTCGTCAGCGCCGCTTTCGCGCTCCAGCTCCACGCGGGCCCGTCGCCGGGCGCCCTCCGTTGTCAGGAGATCAGTCATGCCGGATAGCACCGCCTGGAGCAACTGGGCGGAGAACTTTCCGGAGTTGAGGTTCCGACTCATGGCCTCCGCCAGATACAGGGCTGTGGCCCAGTCGCTGGCCTCGTAGAACTGCGCCTGTCCGGACTGGACCAGCGACGCGTACCAACGCCCGGCGATCGGGTGCCAATCCTCGTCAGCCGGCGGTACATCCGGAACTACTCCGCCGGGGGCCTTCACCACATCGGGGCCGTCGCCCTTGTTGCGCCGGCGACGCTGGTCACTGCGCTTCGGGACGGGGCCCGGCATGGTGTCACCCCCTACAGCACACATCCAAGAAGTTTTGAGCGCCCCCGTGGTCAGATCGAGGCATGGGGCCGCCCACCTGGGATTTCACGAACGGCCAAGTGAGCGAGCCGATAGCGCCGCTGTTGGGGCGAGACGCCCGCGGGACTACCACCGGGACTACCGCTCTCCTATGGCTCTGCGCCTTGGAGCGTGGTCCGATATCGGCATGCCGACCGACCAACAACGACCAACGGGTTATGCACATACAAACTCGCCTACCCCGTGCTCCCATGAAGTCATGACTTCAAGGGCCAACAGCACCTCCATCGCTCCACAGTTCGAACTGCGTTGTGGAGGACTGCACTTAACCATCCAGCGCGTCCCTATGTGGCTGGTGACCCTGGTGACTACTGCCGCCGGTACCGGTGCCGCGTGGTGGACGAGCCGGTGAACCGATCGGGGTCGCACGGGCCGGGGTCTGACGACCTTGGAACCCGTACACGATCTGAGCTGCTATACGCTTGCGATCCGGAGGCTAAGGCCAAGGGGGCATACCCCCAGGTCACAGCTCCGCGGGGTGTGAAGCCTCCACCCGCCGGCGCGTGGGTCGCGCCTTGGCCCTGTTCGCCTCATGACCTTCACGCGCGCTCTTACGTGCGTGATGCCATGAGCACAGAGCCTGAAGGTTGATGAGGTTGTGATCATCACCGGCCTTGATGTGATCCACATCAGTGGCCGGCTCAGTGCACCGCACCCCATCGACCGAGACGGCCACACACTGGTAGCCATCGCGCTGAAGCACCAGCGCTCGCAGGGCCGACCAGTTCGAGGGGAGACGCTGCCGGCGGTTGCTCGTGCCCCACGCCATAGCGCCTCCCCTCTCCCGCTGGCTACACCCAGCCCCCTGTCAGGAAGTGGGCCACCAGCCAGGCCAGCCCCAGCAACAGAGCAGTACGCCGCACCTTCACCAGCGGGCCCCGCCCTGTGATGCCAGCCCACTTCCACACGTGCTCGCTGAAGGTGTCGCCCGCCCTCTTGTTGAGGAGAGCCGGGGTCTCCAGCGCCACAAAGGAAGCAAGCCACCCCAGCCAGGCCACAGACCACATAGACAAGCTGTCTCCCTATGTCGTCCGTGAGACCGGAACATGTTCCGGTCCTGAGCTGCCTGGGCGCGACTAGCAGGCGTTCGGCGGGAGCATCGGCTGTACGCACAGACAACACCCGCGGGCAATGGAGGCGTTGGCCCACATGAGGACTTCCTCCAGCTTCATGAAGACCACCGACTTTTCCCGGTCGTCCGGGAGCTGGTCATTCAGCGCCACAGCCAGCCGCTTAACCTCCGCGCGCACCAGCGCGTGAAGCTCCGCGGTCTGCTCACACCGCGGAGGGTGATGGTCGAACCGCTTGCAGATCTCTTCGTATGTCATCGCACACCCCCGCCGGCGGGTGAGAGCGGCCCCAACCGGACTTGAACCGGCGTCCTCCCGATCGACAATCGGGCGCTCTCGCCAACTGAGCTATGGGACCTTGCAATCCCCGCCCCCGGGGCAATGTCACCAGGGGCGGGGACGCTTACCGCCCGTCTGCGGCCAGGCCATTGGTCGGCCTTTCGACGGACGGAAATCAATCCCCCATTGCAGCCGCGTAAGCCGGTCAGGGGGCCTGTGTGGTGGGGGTCGAACCCACGCTCCCGCCGTGTTCCCTGACCCCCGCCAGGGCCAGGTACTAGGGCCGGGTGCACACCGCACACCGCACACAGGAGAACAAGGGCCCCGTCCGGGGGCCACCTCAACCGGGAGATACCTGGGAGGGCCCACTACGGACGGGGCGGAACGGGTTCACTCACACGTCCACGTCTACGCGCTGGCGCGTGGAACGGTTCCCGCTCACGTCCTAGTTGTCTGGGGACGGTTACACGCTGAAGGGGGTGGGAGAAGCCTGCCGGTGGGGTGATGCAAAAGAACTGCATCTCTGCACTACTTCCTATGTGGATCTTCCAAGGAAGTAGGTCAGAGATGCAGTTCTTTTGCATCACATCGCGCCCTGCCGGCCAGTGATGCGCGTCCTAGCTGTGGGGTGCTGCCTGGCGAGGGGCCACGGCCAGCCGGCGAGTGACGCGCCTCACGGGGCCGGCCTGCGCTCCGCGTTGCGGGTCACGCCGCAAGCATCGGCTCCCCGTCTTCCTCTTCGGGCTGTGCCCACTCGATCACCACCCGGGAATCCCCATCGAACCTGACCCCCTTTTTGGCTGCCTTGGCCACGTACACCCTGTCTATGGCCAACCCCAGGAGTTCCCGCTTCAAAGTGTCATCCGCCTTCTCCCACGCCTTCGCAGCGTGCCCCCACATCAGGAACGTGATATCCACGGCTCCGCCAGACAGCTTCTCTATGCGCTCCTCGGCTGCCGTAAGCCGTTCCTCAGCCTTGACCTTGGCAGGAATTCGGTACTTCGCGGAACGCCCCTCATAGAATCCCGCCCGGTCGTCCGCATGGAATTTATCCAGTGCGGATTTCGCCTCTCGCAGAGCTGCCGTCGCTTCACGCATACCTTTCGCTTCCTTCGGTCGCGTGAGGGCATGCCAGCGCTGAGCGACCACAGTCAGAATGGGGTCATCTCGTTCCGCGTTATCGAGTCGGGCGAACCACAGCTTGAGCACGTGCTTTTCCAGAAGGGTTCGCGTAACCGATGCGGGCAGTTGGCAATCAGGCCCTGAGCAGACGTACGAAACCCCGTTTAGGGTCATTGCGTACTTGCACGAGATGCAGCCAACGCGCTCCGCAAGTAGGTGCTTACTGCGCCCTTCCTTTGGCGTGTTGTCTAGGATCTGGTGGCCGCTCAGGACCCGCCGGGCCCTCTCCGCCAACTTCTTCGGAATCATTTCCGATTTCTTGGCTGCCACCTTGACGCGCTTACCCTCTTCGTTTCGGTAGGCGGTGGGGCGACCCTTAATGCTTACCGTAAGCCAGCCCTCATAGACTGGGTTGATGACGATATAGCGAATGCTTTCAGCGCGCCAAGCATTACCCCACGCCGTCGTAATCCCCTCGCTATTGAAATCCCGCGCAAGCCCTCGCGCAGATTTCCCGTCGGCTATCTCCGTGAAAATCCGGAGGACGATATCCCAATAGGAATAGCTCCGCTTTTTGGATTTTTTCTTATCTGGCGAAAGCTTCCCGGTCTTCTTGTTGACCTTTAGCCCGAAGGGAGCACGGGAAAGCCAGCGCCCTTCATTGCGCTGTTTAGCCTTTGTGCTGGACACGTTATAGGAAAGGCGGTTCGAGTAATCGCGGGCTTGTTCCGCCTTATCGATGATCCATTTACGGTCCCGCTCGTTCATCGAGTCCAGGCCCTCGTAGTCGAAGACCACCCGAGCCTTGCCCAGGATCGGGACGACCGCCTCAGCGCCCTTGCGGCTGAACCTGTCGAGTGCGTAACACCACAGGGCGGGAACCTCAGCGTTCAGGACTGCATCCATAGCAGCGTCGTACTTTGGACGCTCCACATCAGACCAGGCGGACAGATTCTCTTTCCACACCTTGCGCACGCGGTACCGGTTCGCGTCCGCCCACGCCCTCCCCCGGTCCTCCTGTGCCCGGATCGACAGGGTCAACTCCCCGTCACGTACCCGCTTCGACTTACGCAACAGGAGGTCTACGAATGGCCAGCTCTCGCGATCATCTGACAT